CTTGGGCTTGCTCTTGGGCTTGCTCTTGGGCTTGTTGGCCTTCGGTTTGGGCTGGGGCTTTGCTTCATCTTCCTTCTTCGGCTCCGGGTCCGGGGAAGGTTCTTCAGAGTGGGTGTCGTTCCCGGCTTCGTCCGGGTTCTCATTCTCGTCCGGGTTCGAGGACGGCTCAGGCTGCTCGTTCTCTGTGGCTCCCTCATCCTCTATGAGCTGATAATCACGGGTCTGGGTAAGTAGTGTGACGGCAAACTTCGTGCGGCATACGGCCACACCGTCAGTCACCTTGACAATCTCGTGGTAAGTGCGTTCAAACCCATTCCAGTTCTTGGGATGGGCCAGCCGCTGGAGTCTGTATGTTTTCTCGTCTGACATCGTTCATTTCCTCCTTGCAGGAAAGGTGAGGAGACCGGGGACACAATGCCCCGGTCTCCATCACAGGTGGTTTGGTTACGCAGGAGGAATGACGCCAGCAATCCTGCTCACGTACTTCTCGTTGGCGAGCACCAACACAGTATCCTCGAAGATGTCAAACTCTTCATACTGCGAGGACTTGTTGGCCAGGGCTTCCATCTTCAGCTCTGTCAGTACTTCAATCCAGACCTTGGAGGTGTCCAGGAAGAAGATGTCAGAAGCGTTGGATGCGGTTCCCTGAGTCTGGGCGACACTCACGTGCTTGCTCCAGAAGATAGGAATGTCATTGTAGCTCATTACTCTGAAGCCACCGTTGACGTCCATCTTCTCAACGAACCTCTGACTGATCTGGAGAAGCGGATTCAGCTCACGCCTGGAACGCTTGGCCATGATGATCATGTTGGGCTCACCGAAGCAAAGGTCAATTGCTTCGTCCATGAGGCTCAACGTCAGTGCCGCACCGTTGGCTCCGGCTTCGATGATCTGTCCGCTTGGGATCAGTTCTCTGAGGCCTGAGTATTCCTTCGAGTTGGAGCCGGCATCACCGCTGATCAGCAGCGTGTCTTCCCGTTCGCGAACGGCTTCAAGCGTGGCCTGAATCTCTTCAGCCTTGATGTCGGTGTAGGACCGACCAACAGCCATCGCCTTGCGCGTGATCTTGCCCCGTGCGCCAGTGGTCTTGAAGGGAAACTTCAGCCTGGTGCCATAGGTGGAGCTGGATGCCGTGAAGTCATCCGTGTCCGCAACGGACTCAGCCGTGGGATTGGCTGACCGCTGATTGATGTACGAACCATCGCCTGAACCCGGCTTGCGCGGGAGGTTCTGACGGAGCGGGTTGTTCACCTGGATCAGGGACTGGATGACGATATCTATCTTGGGCTGGATGAGCTTATCTTCAATGTCCGACTCACTCAGCGTTTTTTTCAGTTCATCAAGGTTCATTTTCTTTCTCTCCTCTTGTCTCGTTCGCTTCAACAGCTTCGAGAGCTTTGCTTACAGGTTCTGGTCGGACACGGTTGCGGTGACGACTGATCCGGTTCCGTTCACAAGGATACGGAAGGGACTGTCATCGCCCATCACGAACAACGGTGCGTCTGCGGCACCAGCGGCCAGATTCAGCGAAGCGGCTCCAAGAGCAATCTCACCTTTCTGTTCCAGCTCGTACAGCTGATCACCCGCTGCGCCAGCGGCTGAGATACCGGAGGACAGCGTCACGTTCGATGCCGTGTTGGCGCTGACCGTCCTGTAATCAACCGTGTCAAGTGCGGCGTGGAAGAACACTACCAGGTCATTGGTCGTGAACTCGTTCGCGGAGTTCGAGACAAAGACCACGAGCGCACCATTAGTCGGCAGTGCTGTGGGCGTTGCTCTCTGGCTCTTGCCGTAGAACTCGACAACCGCTGTCGGGTCTGCGGAGTCCACCTGAATCGCGAGCAATGAAGACTCGTTCCGGTTGGGAGCGAAGTTCACCGCTGCCCCGGCCACCGTCTCGTCATACTTGCTTTCAGGAGTCGCGATGGCGACCACTGCCACGATGGCAACAGCTACCAGGCTCACGCACAGGCCTATCATTTTCATTCTCTTCATTTCCGTCTTCTCCTTCTAGAACCGTTTTGGTTCAGCTTTGTTCGGACTGTTTCAACACGTGGCGAAGCTGCTGTTCAGGGGTCATGCCTTCGAGTTCCTTGTCCAACTTGGACTTGAAGCTCTTGACCTTTTCACCGTCACCGTCTTCATCACCGTCACCGTCTTCATCAACCTTCGGCACGAGTCCCTTGCGCGTCACCCGGGCTGACAGAGTCTTTTTCAGCTCTGCTACTTCGGTCAACTGCGTTTGGAGTTTCTCGATGAGCGCCAATGCTTCAGCGTTCAGAGTCTTTGCAGACTCATCAGCGTCACCATCCCCATCATCGCTGTCGGCTTCAGGAGCCGTTCGAGCAACGCCAGGGTATGGATACTTGCTACCCACGAGCGGGGATGTCAGTGCCTTGATCTGTTCCCCTATTTTTGAAATGTTCTCGTCATCGGAAGTCTTCAGCGTGTCTGCAAGGAACAAGACCTGTTCCAACGGACCTGCTGTGGCTCCCTTTTCCTGGTACGGCCAGATGTAGCCTTTGGGGTATCCCTTGGCTGTGCAGAACTCGTCCCAAGCCTTCATCACGTCTTCGTCCGATGACTCGTGATTCAGTTCCGCTCCATCAACGTGCGCGTGCCATTCGTCCCGGAGAGCGTCAGGAGCTGGGAAGCCTTTTTGTACAACACCGTCTCCAGCATCGCCATCGCCATCCCCGTCACCATCTGCATCGCCATCGGCATCGCCATCACCCGCATCGCCATCGCCATCACCCGCAGCGTCAGCGTCTCCGTCTGCGTCACCGTCCCCAGCGTCACCGTCCCCGGCTCCGTCTCCAGCGTCATCCCCGGCTCCATCCGCATTGCCATCATCGCCAGCGTCTGCGTCTGCGTCTTTGGCTGCCGCTGCTTCCGCTTCGAGAGCGGCTGACTTGCGTGCCTCAAACTGTTCCTGCGTCTCGTCATCTTTCTTGACAAGGTCTTTTGCCTTCATGTCTTTCATTCCTCCTTTTGCGAGAGCCTTGCTCACGTACCATTCCATGGCTTTGGCTTCGGGATTTGCTGGCACGCTTACCAGGCTGACCTCCAACAGGAGCATCCGCTTGATTACGTTTGCTACACGTCCCACTTCTTCAACGAACTCTTTTGCCGCATCGAGCACCTTTGCCCGAATGCTGAACTTGTTCAAGATGCCTTGCTGAATCGCGTCCACAACCTTGGTCCCGGTCTTGGGGATGGTGGCTGTCGCGTCCACGATGGCATCAATCATCGTTCCCTTCTTGTCAAGGCTCTGCTTCACGACTACGCCAATGGGCGCATCGTCATCGTGATTGAAAAGCATCGTGGAGTTGGACAGGAGGTCTTCGGCAGACGCTTTGAGAGCCTCAGGCGCAATGACGTCTCCCTGGAGGTCAAAGTCTGATGTGGCAGCGTAGCCAACAACGTGGAACTGTCCTTCCTCATCCTCGAACTTCTTGAGGACAACCAGCTCTGCCTCGAAGTCCAAACCACCTTCAGGGAGGACGAGAGCCTTGGCAGCGTTCTCGTCTTCTTCCTCGACAGGCTCTGCTGCCTCGAACTGGATGGGATCAATCTCGCGTGCTGTCAGCCACGTCTTCGCTTCGTCTTCGGTCCAGTTGTCGATTGGGAACCGGAGAGCCTGAGCAATAACTGGGTCATCTTCCCCGGCTGCGTCAGAGAGCTTGCCCCAGATCACATCAATGATATTTGGAATGATAGCACCGTGTACGTTCGCTTCTCCACTCCCATGAGTGCGGCGAAACGAGTCATCAGCGAAGTCATCCGGGTCTTGTAGTCTTGCGGCATGTTCATTTGGAAACGGCATCTTGTTCTTCCTCCTCTTTCCGAAAACAAAAACGGGAGCCACCAGTGGTCGTGTTTGACCTCTCGTGAACTCCCGTCTTATTGATCGTGGAGCAACCTAGTTTTTAGCTGCGTGCCTTTCTGAAAGTCTTGTACTCACCCACCTGTCGGATGATTCCATCTTTGATTTCAATCTCAATACGGCCAAAGCCGTGGCGCTGGACTTCTTTGATCCTTGCCATGACCTCTGTTTCTGAGAATCCATCATCGCCTTTTATACTATCGTTTTTGTCTTGATTTTTCAATGCTCGAATTCCCATTGCCTATTGGCCGAGAAGTGCATACTCATGGTGATGAGCTTTCCCCATCCTCCTTGGCCTCCGCTTCTTCCATCTCCCGGACGAGTGACCAAATGAACTCATCGGCATCCTGGTCCAGTTCCGAAAATCTTTCAGCACGGAGTCCATGAACAAACTCCATCTCCACGACCACCTTGGCGTAGTACTGCGTGATGTCTTCGAGGTCCCAGGCCTTGCCATTGACTTGCACCTTCTCTCCGTCACGTACCTTCCAGTACAGGTCATGAAGAGCATTGAACCAAAACATCAGCTGTTGGTCCGTGTATGCCTTCGGGTCCTCCTCAAAATCCTTTTGAATGGAGAAGGCTTTGGAAGGAGGTTGAATGGTATGTTCGTGACCATTCGCTTCTTCAACCTCCCATTCAGTGACCTCGTGGCGGTGATCGTTGTTCGTGCTCGTGGATCCAGTTCCTTCTTCTGAGACATCATAAGCGTGGTCATGACCTTCCTCAGTTGAAGTCCGTCCCTTGACCTGCTTCATCACCGTTGTACCATCTTCCGGAAAGAGAGCTGCCCACGGTCTGGAACCGAACTTCGCCAACGTGGAGAACTCGTATGCCCAGAATGTTTCAACGTCTTCCCAACGCTTGTCACACTCATCTTCGGAAACCAAGTGCCTGCCCACCAGTGAGGAGAACGTGTGACGGTCCAACTCAATCGGTTTATGTAATTTCAGAACCGCATACACTTCATCTTTCTCTGACACCAGCCAGACAGGCACATTGGTTTTGATAACACTGGGTCCAATGATGAGGCTCTTGCGCCCCACGGCCACGGAACGTACCTGATGGGCAGGCAGCTTCAACCGCTTCATTGTCATTCCTTTGAGAGCCTTCCAGAACAACTCCTCAGCATGAGGCTTCATTCCATCCGGTTTGAACGTAGCAACCTCACGTTCAAATATCTCCCCCATCATCGCCTTCGCTTCTTCCAAGGTCTCCGGGTTCTCAGAGTGGGCCTTGTACTTCTTGACGAACTCATCCCAATCGGAACGAAGGTCAAACGCATCTCTCGTTTTCGGATCATACTTCATCAACGGGTCTCCTTTGTTACGCTGTTGGAGCTGCCACGATGGGAGCCCATGTGCATCTACAGTTATGGTGAATGGGGAGTATCTCAGAACAGTCCGCAACGGAGTACGGGTTGTCATCGATGAACGCCTGACATTCTGCGTCAGCTCCCGGGTTCACAATCTCGCATTGCTTGATTCCTGCCTGGTCATACGCATCGAGTGCCGCACGATTGATCGCACGGTTGGTCTCCGTCCTTGCGATCAGTTTCGCTCTCGTGGAGAGAGGCAGATGGCGGTTGTGAGCTGCTCGCGTCACCTCCCCTGTGATGGGGTCCTTTACGGCTTTGACCGGGATGGGTGGGTTGTTCTCGATGGCAGCTGCGACCCTGTTCTTAATAGCGTTGATGGACTCACCACGCTGGACTCCCGTGAGCACCTCGAACTTGATTGAGTCAGAGAGGTTCGTTGCGATGAAGCTCCCCAAGTCATTCGCGTACACCGCCAGAGACGAGACTGTTTCAGGCGTCATGAGGTATCGTGTTGTGTCCGGGACGTGGAGACGGTCTGTTGCGATCTGACCGCCAGCGTCACCGATACCGCGCATATGCGTGTTCAATATCTCCTCAATCTCCTCTGTCTTGATCAGCGCCAGAAGGTCATCCACGTTCTCAATCTGTTTCAGCTTCACCGGGAACTTGAACTGCTCGAAGCGATATGACGAGAAGTCTTTGTACATCGTCCTTCGTTCGAGCGGACATTCACCCAAGGACAACGCGATGTTCTCCACTGGAAGCTCGTCCAGTCCGTTCAGAAGCCGTTGCTTGATACTCTGGAAGTATCCCAACAGAGCCTTCTCAAACGAGTTCTCCATGTCCAGCACCCTTGCGTCCTGGTCCCAGACGGACTCGTCAGCGTCAATCTTCTTCTCTGTCTCCGGTGCCATCGGTCCCAGGCCCAAGTCCTCCCGGATATCATCACGCGTAAACACACCCATGTCGAAGTATGTCTTGTGTATGTCGGAGTCTTCCTTGCGGTTGATCCTTCGCCTTGGGAAAGCGAAACGCCAGTCATCAAACTCGAACCCTGTCTGGATGAGGTCATGAGTGATCTTGTCCTCAATCTTCATCTGGAGAGGCACGATGGTCTCTTCATGGAACGTCTTGTCCTGTGACTCTCCCGAACCAGCACCAATGTTCCCCGATTCAATCAATGCGATCTTGGAAGGAGGAGTACCATACACGGCCAGCACCTCGTCCCGGACGAACTCCAACAGCTTCAGGAACTCAATCTCAGAAGGCTTGGCGCCAAGGTCTTTGTAATCAGCGTCACCCTCGATGAGAAGGTCACCACGACTGATTTCAGGCTTCTTGGCTATCATCTCCAGGTACTTCCGATTGCGTGCGCTCTGTTCCCTGGTCGCGTTCTTGAGGATGACCATTCCACGAACCTTCGCACCACGCTTGAAAAATGCTTTGTTGTACTTGCGAGCGTTCTGGTCCAGCACAATGGAGTCAGCGATGGCGCTGATGCGGCTCAAACCATACGGCTGCGAACCCTTTGTCTGGTCCTTGAAGTGAACAACCTCATGCGGTTCAAAGCTGACTTTCTTTCGTCCGTCAACGGCTGACTGGTATCCCGTAACCAACCCATGAGGATCAACTCTGATCTTTATATGGCTTGGGTCCAGCGTCCACAGCTCTCCGGGAACGGTGGAGCCTTCGGACTCCGGGACCTTCTCCCAGTATCCGTTCCCCACCACGAGGAAGTCCCTGATGATGTCTCCTAACAGTTCCACGAACGTGTCCTGGGGATTGGGGTGGGTGAAGAACTTTGCCAGCTTCTCGAAGTGTTCTTGGGAAGGGTTCGAGCCAATGGGTTTGAGTTCCCACCCTTGGGCGGTGATCGCTCTCCGAATGACGTCCACGCACGCACGTACCCAGCTCACCTGTTCCCATACCATATACAACGCATCGAAGTCCGATGGCTGGTCCAAGGCTTCCTCCTTAGCTGTTGGGTCCAGTGCTGTTATCTCCGTCATGTAACCTCTGGATTGCTTCTCCACCTCGTCCGCAATCACCTCTCTCAATCGTGCCCGTTTGATCCACATCAGTTCTTCCTCCCTCGTTCTGTCATTCGCTTTCCACTGAGTGAGTTCAGCTGGAAAGCCTTGCTCAACGCTGAAATCGTATCCATCACCTTGACGTTCCAATCCTTCCAATTACTGAGATGTCCTATTTTGAAATGATGAGGCCTGCAGAGCGTCACGAAGTTCTCTGGCTCACACGCCATGTCCGGATTCACGTGAACCGGGAGCTTGTGATGTACGTCCAGCTTGCGTCCGAAGAACGAAGACTTCAACCCGCATTGTCTACACACTGGGTGCTTCTTGCGGTGTTTGTTCTTCGCCTTTGTAACTTGGTATTCAGTTATTGGGTGAGCTATTGCTCTCAACAGTCTCAGGACTCTCATTGTGTCCTCCGTTTCCATTACGCTCTTTCATGAAATAGTATCCGACCACTGCGCTCATAAGTCCCAACAGCTGGCCCAAGAGGAGCATGAGGACTTCCAGCGGCAGTTCCGTTCGCTGTTTGTAGATAACCGCACAACAAGTGATCGTGAAGAGCATCGCCATCACAATGCTACCAACGGCCCAAAGGAACCGTCCACTCAATAGCTTCTTCACTGTACATTCTTTCATGGGTCTCCTCCTCCTGTTACAAATTGATCTCAATGATGTCCGGTTCAAGCTCTTGTTCCCGGGATACTTCGATGGCCATGTTCAAAGCATCCAGCAAGTCCCACGTACCTCCGGAAGGGAACGCAAGGAACTCGTCAATGAACTCGTGCTGGTCCTTCCGTATCCTGATCACACCCTGCTCGAACAACGGAGCAAGAGCCGTGATGCGCGCCACTTTGTCTCCCCGGGAAGGAAGAGAGACGATGGGAACCCGTCTTGCTTCCGGATCAATCCGAAGCCACTGTGGCAACGCTTCCTGGTACGCAACGGACTCGATGCCCACCATGTCAGGCCTATGGACCCGGAACCCGGACTTGATTGCCTCACACTGTTGGGGGAAGTCCAGGTGTTCATATCGGTAGTCCAGAAGGTACACGTCACCCTCCATGGGAACCCCAATGGTGACCAACGCGAAGAATGCCGCACCGTCCCGTTTCGAGATTGCCAAGTTAGTATCCTGGAAGATGCGCATTGTTGCTGGCGGTGTTTCGTAGAACACAAGCCAGTCGAACTTGAACCGCTGGCCTTGGAGCTTCGTTGGGTCATTGAGGTACTGACTGTTGTAGTACGCTTCACCCATATCAGCTCGAAGGTCCGCCAGCTTCTCCGCTGAGAACCGCTTCGGGAAAAGGACGTGGTGAACGCCATCGTCATCGGTCCATTCCGCTTTCAATTCTATCTTGCGCCACTTGGTGAACTTCTCCGGTTTCAAAATGTTCCCATACAGATCATCGAAGTGCCAACGGGTTCCGGTTACAATCTCCTGTCCATCCGGTTCGAGGATGGGCGTGAGCGTTTCGAGGAACCACCGCTCAATCTTGGAGCGTTGTGCCATGGTCTGAGAATTGCGAATGGATATGGGATCATCGATGAGGAGAAGGTCACAATGGCGACTGACGATTGTTCCAAGCGTTCCCGCCACGCCCACGGTTGGGTCCTTCGAGAGACGGTCAGACGGAACGGTGATGGCTGTCTCTGACCACTTGCTTGCTCCTTGGGAGAAGTGTGAGCCATACTCGTCTTGGAACCGCTGCGACTGGAGATGGGCTTTGATCTCCCGGAGGAAGCCTTTGGCGTTGTCCAGAATCTCGTTGATGATGAGTATCCTGACGGATGGGTCCTTGAGGATACGATGGATGGCGTACACAACGGTGATACACGTGCTTTTGAAATGGGAACGAGGAGCCAGGAACAACAGCTTGTCGTTCGTGAGGAGTTCGAGGAACCACCACACATGAAGCTCCGTCAATTGTTTGTAACCAAGTACATCCACAGCCAGGTGGACGATGTCGTTCAACTCTTGACGAAGCTCCGGTGTCAGCTCTGGTTTGGGAACCGGAGGAGTCACACGATGTGGGGCAATGGTTCTCACTACTCTCCTTTGCCTTCCAGCTTGGCAATCTGCGCTTCGAGTTCGCGTGCTTTGAAGACGTTGCCACCCTTGCGGAACGCATGAGCCTTCTTCTTCAGTTCCTCAACCTTGTCCGCTTTGACTTTCTTCTCTGGCATGGTTCTCCTCCTTCTTGTTTTTGTACTCGTTCAGTATGTCGAGGAAACGCGATGAAGGAACCAACTTCACCACGAGTTCCCCGGCACACAGCGGTTCCAACGAGTCCTCTCTGTGAGTCTCGCTGACGCCAATCAATGACTTGGGGTTCGTCTGGTTCAAGAGCTTCTCAAGACCAGGGAACGTCTGACACAACTGACATGCCTCATCCAGAGCCGTCTCAAGCTCTGAGTGATCCGTCCGGAGCTTCACGAAGGTGTGCGCCATTAGTCTCTCCTGTATCTTTCCCCAGATGCGGGCTGATCACAGCTTCTCACATCAGTTTCAGCCACTCTCGTTCCCGGTATCCTCACTGCCCCGTTCCTGTCCCCGGTCCCGGTATCGACTCTGCCTGCTTTGGGTGGCAGTCACCCCACTCCACCGGGAGGATGCGGATGCGTCCGTGCACGACCTCCAGAAGCCTGAACACTATGTCCCAAGTGACTCCGGAGTCTGTTGTGGCTCCCAGTCCGGGCTTCTCGTCTTCTTCGCAGCCGTGAACAGCTTTGGCCTCTGCTTCATATGCTGCGATCTGATCTGCTGAACGCAGGTCCAGGTCCAACAGGGCTGTCCGTCCCCGGGAACTGGCACAACCCGTCACGAGGACGAGCGCAACCAAGCTCACAAGCATTGTCATCCTCTTCATCATGTGTCTGTCTCCTTTTCTTTGACACGACCAGCCATCGCAAAGCCACTGTGGCTCCACGCATACAAGTGATTGAAAGAGAACCACACGTCAGCGTAGTCATCCCGCTCCTTGAGCAACGGCTTTTCCGAAACGTCCTTGTGACTGTCTTGGTTGTAGCACCAGTCCAGTACCACCCACTGGTTATCGGTCTCACGACAGTAACAACAATAGCCATGACCACCCTGAGGAGCGGTTGGAGACGGCTTCACCCATCCCGCTGAGACGCGCACCCGCCACGGAGCAATACCAGCGTTCAAAAGGAAGCTGGCAATCATGATGGCTCCGTCTTCGCAGTCACCCTGCTTCAGGATGTATGTCTCAGTAGGGAACAGCCAGAACTCTTCGACACCTTGAGCCTTCTCGTCACCAACGTACTTGAGATGGTCCACGACAAACTCCTGGATGTCCCGGGCCACGAGGTCTCCGGACCTTCCCAGCATAGGATTCGAGGTGCCCAAGAAGACATGCTGGTACAGAACCGTTTTCAGGATGGCGTCATCATGCCAGATGAAACGTCTGATGTCCCAGTCAACTCTCTTGATCCTCCCGGGAACGGGTCTGCCTTCATACAGAATATCCTGTTGTGGATGCTTCGCGTTCCAATAGGCTTCTGGGTCTTGTAACATCATTCAGCGTCTCCCAATGTTAACACAGCTGGTTCCATGTGAATCTTCCCCGGCTCCGTTCTGATGGTTATGGGGAGACCTCCGAACAATGCCACTGTCGGAGGGAGTTTGTCTTCAACACGCACCGTGTAGCCATGGAGTTCCTTACACTCGCCCACGGGTCCCAAATGCTCTTCAAGCTGCGTGAGAAGCTCCTGTGTCATGAGGAGTTCTTTGGCGTGGGTCTTGATGCCCAGTCCCTTCAATGTCGTTTCATTCCGCTCCATTGTCACTCTCCTTCGGTTTGTCCTCAATGGCGACCACGCCACGGATGGCATGGAGGAGTCCGCGCAGTGATTCAAACGTCTCCTCTGAAACGGCCAGGGCTGTACCAGCGGCTGTGAACCAAACCAGGTACATGATCTCCACTTGGTCTCTCCGTTCTTCCAACGCGATGTAGCTGAGAGGAAGAACGAACATTGCCCCGTTCGCTTGTAGGAACTGAACGAACTGGGAGTCAACGAACTCCTCATGCTCATTGTTCGGTTCTGGCGGCTTCTCCGGGACCTTGTGCTTGTACTCTTTCCCACCCAACGTCATTCCTGCTTCACTCATGTCGTCTCTCCTTCTTTGGTAGTGACCTCATCCAAACCTTCCAGCCAACTCAAGTCCTGTACCACGCAATGCTGTTCCATGATCTTCGTGTAGTTGGGAGCCGTGAGATGGACCCGCCAAATGATCTTCCAAACATCACAGCCATCTTCGTCCTTCTCGTGGAACTGGACGGTGCCACCTGCGATCATGACCCGTTTCGGAGGAAGGCCCAGAACCTCCTCGTGGTTCATCGCGTGCTGCGCTTCCATTACACGATCCAACGCGCCAGCTCTGCTATTGGTAACAGGCTCGACAAACAAGCGGACCTCGTGTTGCTCTTGCTGCTGCGTCTTGCCCCATCCCTGTACTTTGTCGTTCATGAGAACCATCCTCCAACTCTCCAGATAAACAATAACACTTCCGCTCGTGCCCAAACTATCCAACTGACCTTCCGGACTGACTTGTAGTAGAACTCTGCGTTGTTGCGCGTCTCCTCGTCCTCACTCGCAAGCATCTGGTCCAGCAGGAGCCAATCGCATTCCTGTCGCGTCATATTCGTTCCGTCATCCCATACATGACGTGAGCCATACGCATCGCAAGCGAAGTCATGAACCATGGACGGCTTGTCATCCGGGAGGTCTCTGTAAATCGTGTACCTGTCGTACTTGTAGCCCACGGGCACGGTGAAGCTCTTGCGCTCTCCCTTCTCTGTCCGTCCCGTCACAGTGTACGATCTTGGGTTGGTCCATTCCTTTCCTCGTTCGCTTGGAATGATCTCCCAATTACTCCTCGTGGTATCGGTCATGCTGGCTCCTTGATTTTGATCGTGATGATCTCTGGCTTGCGTCCAGCGGCTCTCGTCTCTTGCTTCCGCTTCTCCACATAGGCTTTCGCTTCATCCTTCTCCGGGTCCACATGCCACAGCTGGAAAATGTTGTGTCGTCTCGTTCCCACGTTCCATATGAGTGTCATCGGGTCATGCATCGTCTTTCCCTCCTTCGTTGGTAGGTGAATCGTTCAAAAGGATCAGCAACAGCTCGTCAATGGTCTGGATCTGGTACTTGTATTCCTCCAACCGCTCTGACGCTTTGCGATTATGGAAGTTCATCCCATTGATGTCCCGGAGGAGAGCGGTGCGCTGCTCCATGAGTCCCCGGACGGCTTCCACCCTGTCCAGTACGGACACTGAGACCTTCCCCACTTTGTCCACAGGCTCTAAATGCTGCGAGGTTTGGTGATCTCCTTCGGGTGGTAAGAGTATTGTGGCGAGAGCTTTGAGGACCGTCTGGCCGTCTTCCCTCAGCAGCTCGATGATGGTATCACGAAGGCACGCAAACGACATTCGGAATTCTCCCCATTCGTGGCACATCGTCCCGGGGAGCGGGTCTGTAAGCTCTTGGGTAACGGTCTGGTCTGTTCCCGGCTTCGCTGGGTCCACTCCACCGCCAGTGTAGTCTTCCGGGGATGGCGTCTTGTTCTTCTCCATTGTCCTCTCCTCCTTCTTGGTAGTGAGTATGGGCTTCTTCTCTTTGTCTGCGCGCCATCCCCAGATCCATTTCACCTGGGTGTCGATCTTCACGTTGGGCGTCATGAGCCACGTGTCCCATTCTCCGATGCAGATGCCGTGGCTGCGCAATTCGTCATCTGTGTACTCGAACTTCCCTCGTGCGGCTGAGCGCGCAGCAGGTCCCGTACTCCGTATGGTAGTGGGGTACACGGTCTGGTACTCGCTGAATGCCGCATACAACTTCATTACACAGGCTCCACTTCGGACGGTAACATGTCCATGAGCGCACCGAACAGGTTCAGTGCCACCTCTGCGTCCGGTCCGTGGAACGTGAGCACCGCTCCGTTGCGGTCTGTGATGACCAGCTCCTTGTTCTGGAACTGTTCTGTCAGCTCCAGCTTCATCCCGTCCTTCTCCACGCTCACGCTTCGCTTGATGTCGTCATTCATCGCTGTGCTCTCCTTCTGTTACTTGTTCTCTGCTTCAAAGTTCTTTCGTCCACGTGCTGACAACCGTCCGCCACCGCTGAATCCTTTTCGGGCTGCGCTTCCGGGTCTGCCGCAACGGATGTCTCCGCAATCGGCTCTCCCGGGTCTGCGTCCTGCGGCTGCAGTTCTTCCCGCTGTGAGCATCCCATCATTGCGATGGCCGATGCTGCGATGACGATTGCGATGCGCGTCATGCTGTCCTCCTGCATTGTGGTTTCCGTTTCCGTCCGAAAAAATATGCACTGTCATTCGGGCTGCGTCCTGTTATGAATTTCGGGACACACCCACGATCCTGCTGCTGCTGCAATTTCCGGGACAAAACCATGAACCA